AATGTAGATTCCTTAAATGCTGCCCCTGCAAATTTATATTCATATCTCTCATTTGCAGGAGGTAATCCCACATTTATCGATACAGTTGTTCCAGCAACACCTACAATTGTCGTGCTAATTCCTGACACAGGGTCAGTTGATCTTGGATACTTGTGTAACGTACTGTAACTATCTTTTGCACAAGTAAAACCTATAGCATTGTCTTTCAAACTAACACCCATACCAACTGTCAGTGTGTGAATACCTATGGCAACAGTAAGTATGCCTACATTTGAATTATAATCTGCATGCTCAATTTTATACTCATCACCACTTGCAACATCTATGAAACCCTTTTCATGTAATGTAGGGTCTGTATTGATACCACTGCTAATCGTGAGTACCTCACCTTCACTATATCCGTACCCAACATTTGTTAGATCCCACCCTTTCATTTGTGTGAGTAGGTTTGCATCAAGAGACAATGAAGCTCCAATCCCTGTCAAAGAACTAATAAGTGCAACATCGTCATATCCTATGGGGGAATCAAAAACAACGTCCGTTGGTTTGTTGACAACACCACCACTGCTGTATGTCGTAGCAACAGTATGAACACCTACATTTACAGAAAATTTCCTTACACTTGGAACAATCTCAACAACTCTTGCTCCTTGATAACCAACCTCATCTGGAAATGGAAATGAATAGGTTGAGCTACCGTCAGTCATGTTGATACTACTCAATACAACTCTATCTCCAACTGCTAAATTGTGATTAGCAGATGTTGTTACAGTCATAATACCTGAGTTTATATCATGAATTGCGTTTGATATTGATTTGTGGTAATATCCAACACCAGGTTCAACTATATCAATTGTTTTTATATGTCCAACTTCAGTTATGAATGTGCCAGCAGCACCTGTGGTAGCACCTCCACCTAATACTTTGAATCTATATGTTGTCTCGTTGTTATTTCTATACCCACTACCAGTAAATCCAAAACCTATACTTGATACAGTTCCTGCTGCAGATACTACAGCAGAACCCACACCTACTACTCTTGGTTGGTATCCATAACCTTTTTCCCACTCATCAATACGTGTAATAATTCCCTTTCTTGGTAGATTATTTGAATTTACATCAGATGAACTATACGATTCTGTTTGAGTAGTTGACTCATTACCAGTAAATGTTATAGTTGTTATTCCTGTCGCAGGAGTGCCATCTAATCTGTAATCTGTTGTGGGTCTTTGGAAAATATTGTTTATCAATATTGCACCAAAATCAGTAGAGATTCCAGTAGTATTGACACCTGCACTTTTTACTGTAAATGTTTTTGCTATGCCCGTAAACGAGTTTGATATATCATCTAGGACTACATTATCATTGTAATCAGATCTAGTAAATACTCTCCCTTGAAAGGTGCTACCCTCAACAGTTTCTGAAACCAACAATTTATGAGTTCCAATACCTGAACTTGTGAGATTTATCTTATTTCCTAATAAAGCATCTCCTCTGTCGTTTGCAAATGAAAAATTGTTTGCAGCATTTTTTATAATAAAATATTCTCTGTTCTCCTCCAATGGTGTTGGTGGGTCAAGTGTTCTTAGTTTTACTTTTGTTCCAGACTCAAACAAGTCAGTAAGAACAGTAAACGAATCGGTTGTTACACTTATAGTCTCAGACGAAACACCTACCTCATCTCTTCTTCCACCAAAAGGAACATCTGCAAAATGTATTTTATCTTGTATGATATTATAATCACCACGAATTAATTTTATACTATCTCCTATATTGTGTGCAAATTGAGATGTTCCCAACCACTCACGATCAACTAAAACATTGGTTGCACTGTTACCATATCCAATAATTTGGATTCTCATTATTTCATCATTTACTCTTATCAAATCAAATTTCTTAAATCCACCAACATCCTTAAATATAATCTCTCTACCTATCACATTATTCATACACTCTGTTTGTGATCCAGATGTCTCATACAACGGAGCTTGTATCACATTATCCAGAGAAATAATACATTTTGATAGTTCTTTTTCTGCGATAAATCTGTGTGTTGTGCCTATACCTACAGTTGTCAATCCGATGGGTAAATTAGACGCAGCATTTGCAGCACTTGAAGCAACCTTGAATTTGTTTTCTCCAACTTCAATAGCAAATACTTTTAGAGGTAAGGTTGTAGCAGCACCTACACCATTTACACCATGTTGTATTCCTACTGCAGTTCCATTAGTAGCATCATATGTAAGTGGTTCACCAGTTCTAAAAAAATGATTATTGACTATAAATGTATTGTCTTCTACATCAACTACATCACTAGAACTAGCATCAAATGTTTTAACAAAAACTGGATCACCTCTATGAGTCAAATTGAATGACTTTCTAAAGGTTTCTGTCGCCTTGTTAAATTGTTTATTTACAGATGCTAACTGAAACATTATTGTTTTTTAGGTATTTAGAATCCAACCGTTAGATCACTTGCTAGAGCATCGGGTTTGTCGATTCTCAGTTCGGCAACTCTCACGATATATGCTTTGTTTGCTGCAGGGGTAAATTTCAATTGAGTATCATTACCAGAAGAAGCAACTTCTGTAGCACGGATATCTCTTGTATCATCTGATGCCGTAGATACATTGTTGAATTTTACAAAATTAATATTACCCTCATATGTATTGGCAACTACATTATAGTATGAGTAAGCATTGTCAGTGGTATTTTCAACCTCGATTGAATATCTAATAGAGGTATAATTATTAGATGATTGGTTAGAGATTACTGTTGCGGAAGGAGATCCTGCAGCAGATATTTCTGTTCTACGAGAATTTAATTCTGTATCACCAATCCTATATCTAGTTGTTGTAAATCCACTACTAGCAGCAACAGTAGTAGCAACGCCAACTACACTTGACAAGGTAGAAACAGTAACAGCTTGATTTGCTGCAGGTGTAAATTCTAATCTTATAACACCACTCGCTTGATTTAGAACAAAAGATCCCATGTCAGTTCCAGCATCCATTTTACCAAAGTTAGTAAAATTCATGTCATTTGTACCTGAAAGCACAAAAGCAAACTCATCTATTTCCTTTTCTGTTTCTGTACCAGCAGAAACTATAACACTACCAGATCTGAATTTGCTTCCGTCCATCTCTGCTATGACTTGAACAACAGGTGAACCAGATGCAGCAATCGCTGATGTCATGCCAACCTTTTTCACCATTCCAAAAGCAGTTGTTCCTACCCCTACAGCAGAACCAAGAACTTCTTTATGGAATGTTATGTCATACTCAAACGTAGTGTTGAATGGAGAAAATGAAACGCTACAAATACTTCCAGATGCAGTGGCAGTAAACTCACCTAGATCGAATGCATCAGATAACTCAGAGTATGTGTTCAAGAATGCTATGTTTCCGTCATGACTTACTACAAACTCAGTGTATTGTGTTGCGTTGAAAGTAATTTCTAAAGATGTGTCAAGAACAACCTGTGCATAATATTTGACTGCTGATATTTCAGTCATATCAAATACATCCAACTCTAAAGATCTGAATATGTCAGGATCAGAATAAAACTGTTCCGATACATCATCAAGATCCAATACTCTATTACTCTTGCATTGTATTGCTTGCCCAAACCTCTTAGAGTTGAAATTGACTTCACTACTACTAGTTGCTTTGATATTAGTGTTTTCAGAAACAAGATCCCATTGATCTCTCCTCTCCATGTCAATTACAGAATCTAATAAAATAACACCACCTGCCTGAGAACTGATTCCAACCACACTCGCACCTACTCCAGCAATAGATGGGATTAGTAAATCTGAGTGCTTCTTAAATCCAGCTATATGTGACAATGAATCAACTGGTTCACTCCAACTTGAAATTCCAACTTTACTCTTTAGAGCATATGAGAAGTTTTGGTAGTAGTCATTATCCTGTAATCTTTGATAAAAATCACTCAATTTTCCAGTATCACCTTCCCAACCATATCTCTTGACAACTGAACTGTCTATATCAAAATGCCCTTTATATGATGTCAATGATTCTATTGTTCCACTAGCACGAGATAATTCTCCAGTGAGTTTATCACCAGTATTAAACCCAACAAGACTATTGACTCTCAAGACATTTCTAGTTTTACCATCACCAGAAATAATTCTTGCCTCAGCACCTGAAGGAGTAAAGACTTTTTCATTATTATTGAATACTCCTTCGGATAAGTTTAGTTCAAATTTAGCAATATCTTTTTCATTAGAAACTGTTCCAAATTTTTCAAAATTATGAGTACCAGGATCTTTGTCTATTTGATATGTAATTGTTGCCTCATCTACTAACCCAAATGCAGTGGTTACTCCTGTAATAGTAAAAAATTCAAAATTATGATCTGCAGAATTATATCCTAATCCCGAACTTACCCCTACGTTTTCAACAAACACTCTATCGCCAATCTCAAATGGCATTGGTTTAGATGTTGTAAAACCAGTGCTAGGTGTTTGTAATCTAAGTGTTACATTCGGACTAGAGTAAGTAGCAGTTATGATGCCAACTCCGTTAGTGTTGTCTACAGCAATCAATTCGTTATCAGAACTACTCAAGTTGTTACCACCATTGACTATGGTAACCTTACCAACACCAGCACCATCTAACTCTGCAAAAAATTGAGATTCTTCAGATAAAGAATTAGTCTTTCTGTTATAAACAACAAAATTTGGAGGAGTCAAATACTTAGATCCTACAGATGTTATACCTACGCTAGTGACACTAAAATTATCTTTTAGGGTAATAACTTGAGCAACTTCTGCCTCAGGTCTTAGTGTTGTGTCTGATGGATAATCAAATCCAAAATCAACTATTTGAACATTATTGATCTCACCGACTTTCTCAGCAACTGCTTTTACAGACGCTGATTTGCCACTTGTAGAGGCAATAGAGACCTCTGGTAAATCTTTATATCCAATTCCACCAGATGATAATAGAACTTTTCCTACCCCACCACGTTGAGTTAGAGAATTTGTGTTGTACTTAAGTTCTGATTCAGATGAGTATCCAACTTTCTCTGGTATATCTACAATATTGAAGTTGAAAGTGGTGTTACCTGTAGTCGTAATTGAATGCTTCCCTGTAAACTTACTAGTGTTTACGACTATCTTAGAGTAATCAACAATATCTTTGTTTACCTCAATCACCTTAGAATTAATACCAGTCCCCACAGGAACAAATTTATAATAAAGTATATTTGGAACTTGAGGTGTAAATGTAATAGAAGTTAGTCCAGCTAAATTGCCAGGTATAGAATTTTCCCTAATTTCAATAGCAGAAACACCTGAACCTACAAATGGTTTCTTATAATCTTTATCTAAGAAAAACTTTAATTTAGTGTCTAACATAGACCCATCATCAGTATTGATGATAAGCGTATCACCAATCGTCAAAGACAACGGTGGGTTTACTGAAGATCCTATACTTACAAATCTTGTGCCTGAATCATAAGTTGCAGTAACAACGCTTGTTCCAGCAGAAACAATGGATAAATCCACCGTGTCTCCTGGCCTCATACTATGAACCCCAATCGTTGTTGCTTCTACATCAACTACTCTAAATGTTCCTGTAACATTATTTCTTGAGGTGGTAAAGTTATGAGTATTTCCGATACCTGTTGTAGTATCAAACATAACTCTGTCTAGGTCAGAACCAATACCCGTTCTGGTGGTTACTATACCGATAAGATCATTGGTTATAACCTGAACAAATACTTCTGGGGGAAGAGGACTTTTGAAACTAGTGTTGACACGTTTCATCGCATCAGTTTGATACGTTAATGACGTACCAGCACCAGGACTGTAAAGTAATTTTTCACCATGCCTAAAATTATTATCGTTTATAAAAATACTTCTGGTAGGTATAAATCTATCTACATTGTTGATTGATATGGTTACACCTATACCCACACCAAAAGTCAATCCAACACCTACAACACTAGTTGCATCAAAAAATTGAGTAACTTCTTGTTCTAAAGAATCATAGAATTTTTCTGATATATTGTATGTAAACTTTCTTTCTTGTCTTTCTACAAATGATCCAAAAGTATGTGCAGCAGCTACAGTGCCATTTTGTGCTCTTAATAGTTTATATCTATTGAAGAATGAGTCATAACCATATATTTTTAGTTGCTCATCATCAATCTTGATAATATCATCTATGCCAAATTTATTACTGTCAAATCCATCATTAAAAGAAACCTCTGTTGTCAGTCCTATAGACAACATTGCTTCAGTCAAAGAAGAGCGAACTGATTCTACTTTTATTCTTGGTGTTGCATTCAAACCAGTATTTGTTGCATTTAGTATTCTTCCGAAAGTATTGTTTGGAAGTCCGTGAGGTAAAGTTGTAATACCAGTAACAACATTGCTTGATGTAGATAACTTTACATCGTTATAATCAGTTGTGGTTGAAGTTATAGTTGATAGACCAGGACCAGTAATTTCTGAAACTTTACCAATAGCACCAAATCCTTTTGTATCTTTATTGTCAAAAAGTGCAGAGTCTCCTACATTATATTCTCTACCAGACTCTATTACAGAAACACTATCCAATGAATCTGATTTTACTGAAAAAATCTTAGAATTAGTAAATGTATTCTTGTTTGAGTTAGTTACAAACTCATATTCATTAATGTTATGTGGATCAGTGTTTCTAATAAGATTGAGTTTTTTGATATCTATATCTTGTATAGAATCGAGTGATACGTTGAAGTCTGAGGGAGAGGAATGATATGTGTCACCAATAACGTAAGGGAACAAGGGTCTTCTTACACCATCAAAAGGATCTAATGGGTTTTGTGTAGCACTCCTTTCTACGGTTGTATAATAAGCATAAACTCCATTTGGAAAATCTGGTGTTACAGCAAACCTACCATTGTGCTCGTCCAAATCACCATAACCTTCAATAAACGTAAAATCTTCACAGAAAAATCCTGCAGGATATTTACTTAGAGGAGGTCCGTCTGGTCTTTCTGTTCCAGATAGTTTAGAATAACTAGAATCTAATATTTTTAAAGCACCACCAACTATACCAACAGGACCGTAGATAGGATGTCCGTCATATGCCCATCCCAAGATTGGAGAGTGAACTGTGCCATCATCCCCAAGATATGATCTAAGATTTCTAGGGATGTAATAATTTACGTATGGGTTACCTAGTTTTGCATCTTTGATTGTCTCAAAAAATCCATCGTCACTTTTTACGTCACCATACTTAGCAAGTTTTTCAACCTGATTTACAGTCCATTGTTTTATGTTACCTGAGAATATTGCATTTGATCCTGGTGTTCTTGCTTTAGCAGTGGTTTTTCCTTGAGAGTAACTTATACCCTTAGAGATCATGTCAATTCTGACTATTGATCCGTTTTCTATAACTGCTTTTGCTTTAGCACCAACACCATCACCAGTTATGATAATGTCAGGGGTGCTGAAGAATTGCTCTCCACCACTTTGTATTATTATTTGATCAACTCTACCATTGATGACAAATGGTTGTAAGAATGCATTTTTACCCTCTACAATTTTTATATCTGGTTTGTTGTTATCGTTGATAACAGTAGATCCAAATTTAGTACCTGCATTCTCTATGTGTAGACCAATTACCTTTCCTCTAGCAATAGGAGTTGCTAGAGAGTTTGTGGTTGTAATTCCCTGTCTACCACTCAAAGTTACTTCTATTGGTGGATCCGAGAAAGTATGAGTTCCAGATCCAATACTTGTTATACTTACAATATCAGAAAGGTCTTTTTTAGATGAGAGTCTAAAAGTATTTGAATCAATAACATTGGCAAAATAATCAGTACCACTTGTCAATCCACCTATTGCATTGTCTGCAGTATATCTAACTGTATCTCCAGATATAAAATTATGATTTACTATAGAAAAAATACTAGTAAATGTATTGATTCCTGTCGCATCTTTTGCAGTATTTTGTCTATTTTTAAAATCACCAGCATCATCTATAATAATTTTATCTACTTTATTTCTTTTATCTAATGCAAAAAACTTATGGATTCCTCCACCATGTGATAATAAATCAATAGTTCCAATACCAGAAATTGCTTCTCGCTTAGTTTCTGATATATGCATTTCAAAATCATCTAATTTTACGACAAAGTAAGATGCTTGATCTATGAGTTTACCAGGTGTTGTTCCTATTCCAATAGCATCACTATCATTAGATTGATAGATTATCTCCTCACCATGCTTGAATCCATGAGGTTTTGGAAAAACAAACCTATCAGAAATAACATTTACAATACCTGCTTGAGAAGTGCTGTCAAACTCAACCTCTTGATCTACGAATTTCATTTGTGCTCTTGCTATAGCACTCGTATCATTACCACCAGTTATACTAACAGTTGGTATATTGGTATAATCAAGTCCCTCCGTATCAACTAAAATATCCACTAACTCACCTTGAACATGAGTGATTGCAGAACATCCCACTCCACTATGCCCTGTCTGAGTGACTGACAATCTAGGTGGAGATATGACATCATATCCAGAACCAGAGTTTAAGATGTCAACAGACTCTACAGGTCCGTAAAAAACTTTATCAGTTGCTTTATATGAATAGAGTTCAACTCCGTTTGCAAGTAAACCAACTCCACCTTGGACAGTCTTAACTTTATCTTCTGTAAATTGTGGTTCTTCAAACTTTCTAAGTAATTTTTGTGCTCCTATGGTGCTACCAAAAACTACGTCAGGCGTTAGAAAATGTGTAGTGGTGCCAGCAACATCAGCATCTGTAAACGCTGTAATCAACACAGAGTTACGAACATTCTCAAGAGAGTATGCTAAAGCAACTCTGTTATTATCAATTTTCTTGATGTAGTATGGTTGATTATTTTCTAGATTTGTTAGTTTTGTGGATAAACAGGAGTATACCACCAATTCACCATCATGAAAATTATGATCAAGAACCTCTATGTTTGTGCCAGCAGAATTCAAACTAGCATTGAATACTCTTATTCTTTTTTGTGGATCAATATTCCAATGTGGTAAACTATTAGATGCTACAACTACTGCTTCACCATCGATGTAACTATTTTGTACGTCTGCAGCAAATCCATCAGATGTTGTCTTTAGTTTCCTACGAATATAATACTTAATTAATGGATTTAGATTACCTGTTGATGCAACTACAGTCTTATCATTAGGTGTGCTAGAAACAGTGCCCTCTTGTATAACACCATCCTGATCAACAACATCTAACTTATCACCAACATAAAAAACATGGCTATTTACAAGATCAAATTTATAACTATTACCACCTAAATCTTCAAAACCAAGCAAACTATGAGTTGCAGCAGTATTGTAAATCCAAGAAGACCACCGTAAATCCTTTTGTTCTATTCCTAAGGTTTTTACATTTATATCACTATTACTTTGCTGATTTGATGCATCACCTACAAATTTATTCAACACACCAAGAACATTTACCCTAACAAGTTTAGTGACATCTCCATTTTCATATGAAAACGCCTCTAATCCAGATCTAACGGTTGATCCTATACCACAAGGAGATGTTAGTTCAGGTATACCTAAGAATTGTGTGAGGTTTTTACTAGAATAATCAAATACTCTATCCTCAAATTTTATTGTTCCTGTAGATCCAAATCCTACAGTAGAATCAACGTTCAGTATTGTTGCCCCTACACCAGAAGTTTTTGTTACAAATGTTTTGCCTATTTGTTGAAATTTACCAACAAGACTACTCTGGTCTATCCCAATCTTATAAAATTTCTTACCATCTATAGTAGCACGTTCTACATTGAATATTGAACCACTTGTTTCTAATGGTGTGGTATCTTGAATTAAACTTTGACCCTCTATTTTTTCAGGATCTCCCTCAAGTGATTCACATATCAAGACATCGTTGACGATATAGTCTGCATCTGATGGTTTTATTAGGAATTTTGATGGTTGAACCAACTCAACTTTCTCATCGTATAACGCTCCAAAAAGAATCTTGAATGCTTCCTCTGTTCCTTTTGACTTATAAAAATCTTTTGCTTGTCTTATAAAATTAGATTGATCTACATTTGTATTGATATTTCTTTCAGCAAAACCTGGTAAAACTTGATTCTTAAGTTTCTTTAGGAATGTGTTTAAGAATACGTTACTTAGATTGGTAACTCTAGCATCTTCTCTATGTGTGCTTACACCAGTTTTTGTAAATGTTAGAAACTCAGGTTGATTAGTTTTTGAGTTGTTTTCAATGCCACTAAAACCACGGGTGCATCCTATAAAAGAAGTTGTCCCTATGCCAGCGTATGTGATAATTTCATCATCAACTTTGAGTAAACCGAATTGTCTAGGCCATCCTTTAGTTGAGTCAACATATATTGTATCTTGATTTGCATCAGTAAAACTAGCAATTGATGTGAAACCTATGAGGTTTTCATTATTCAAAAAATCTAATTTTTTGTAATCTGCTAAATTATCAGCAATATCTATTGATCCACCTTGGAATTCCTGAGAAATATAATATTGCTTTAGAAATTCAGAAAATAAAGGATTTTCAACGTCAATGTATTGAGGTATTTGACCCTGAATTACTTCACTGATCTTTACTTTAGTGATGGATGTTTGTATCATTTATCGAGTTCTCTTGCCGATTTGGTAACTAGATTGTGGATTGAATCTTGATCCTGAAGTGTCTGCACCAGATGCTATTGAATCTTTTCTCATATAGAAATTACTCTTTGATACTTCAAATTGTAAATACAGTTCATTTCTTGCTAATATATCGTTAGAGTCTGGAGTTGCTTCAACTTCTATGATATTGTTTGTAAGTACAGTAGATGTTATATTCACAGTATCTATAATCAATTCACCCTTCTTATATTCAACTGTTCCAAAATTGTTTGAGAGAACTTTTATAGAGTTATCGGTTAGTATTTGGAATAGTATAAGTTTACCATTCTCACTATCAATCTTTTGGTCAGTAAAGAAGCAATTTCCTGAAACCCCAGAAACCGTAAATCCAGTGGATTTTATATTGAAACTACTTTCTTTACAATAAAATGCATTCAAGAAACACAACTCATATTGAGTGAATTGATTGATTGCAGCAATCAAATTTCTTCTTATTCTTACAGTGGTGATATTAGATGTTATGGAACTATCTACATTATCAATAATTGACAATACTTTACTGTATTTGAATCTACCGCCAAATTGATTTAGTTCTTTTCCAGTAGCAAAGGATGTAAGTGAATTTATTATAGAAGTTTTTAGACTTTCCTCATTACCAGCAAAGTTTGGATTATAGTAAATGTAACTATCAATCTCAACAAATAAAAACTTAAGGTCAACAAAAGTTGGAACTATCCCTGCAACTGAATAACTTTTTAGTGACGACAGTATATCTTTTTTAGTAAAATCAGATAGGAAAGAACCATTTTTAGGTTTAGCAGATATGAAGACTCTTCCGTATTGAGGTGGATCTAATTCCTCACCACCATACGCACTCACAGATTCTATGTTAGAATAAATTGAAGGAATGATTGCCTCATAATCAGAGGCAGTAACTGCTCTATGTTGAGATGAGTAAACTCTAGGAGCATAGTATCTTACACTATCAAGGTTCTCTATATCATCACCGTTTTCTGAGGGAAACTGTGCATTAAGAGTAGCAGTAAAACCATCTAGAATGGCACCATCCTCGTCACTAAGAGTTCCTGCAAATTTGAAACCTGCTACACCATTACCCTCTTTTCCGCTTGTTTTTATGTAAGAGACAGTAACTATATTTCCAGATTCTAATTTTTCGCCAAATACACCATCACCAAATAATAACTCATATCTTTCATCAGTTGTTTCTTGTATTAAGTATATGTTGGATGTTGACGTTATTCCTATAATATTATCTACTAAATTGTATTGCTTACTAGTATTACTACCAGAACTCTCAAGCACACTTACTCTAATTGTAGAGGTGTCTACGTCAGAATTTGGTATAATAAATCTTTGATTTGGTTGTGAATTATCAACTGTAAACTCACTTTCCAAATATTGACCTTGACAAATTTCTATTACTCCTCTTGATACACCTTCAGTAACTGTGCCAGTCACTTCTTCAGGTAAAGAAAAGATATAATTTGCATTTGATACAGACCCATTTGCCACCACACCTGGCTCAAAAACTAACGTAGAGGTAGATGTAGATATACCTGATATGAAGTAATCTACTTTAGTTTTAGCAGCAGTTTTAGATCTGGGTACATAACCAATATTACGTGCTAATGATACAACGTTTTCTCTCAATGTCGCAGAATCAATAAAAGTTTCATTGACCACCATATTGGTGTTATATGCTGTGATATAAGAATTATAAGCAAGAGTGTTTATCAAAACTGAGAGATTGGAACCCTCAAAATCCATATCAGAGAAATTAGAGTTTTCTCTCAAATAATCTTTTAGTGAAGATTTTATATCTTCAAAGTTTAGGTTTGTAAATTGCTGAAGTGCCATTATAGCCTAGTTGGTTCTAATACAAATTGTAAGGTTTGACTCGGTGAGGATAAACCAACGAGATCAAAAGATATTGTGATATCTAAGGAGTTACTATCAGGTTCTGAAGAAACATCAATATCAGTCAACTTAACTCTTGGTTCATTATTCAATATTGTAGTTTCTATCTCAGTTTTTATAGGATCAACATAATCATCATTTGCTAATTCAAATAAAGAACCAGTAATTCTAGTGCCTACTTGCTCATTGAAGAAAACTTCACCTAACTGTATTCTTATCAAATTTTGGACAGAACGTTTTATTGCATCTTCATTGTTCAATGCAAGTATATCATTAGTAACTGGATGACGTTTGAAAGACAAAGATATGTCTTTAAAACCTTGCGAAAAACGTTGGATAGGCACTAGAACGTTTACAATCTCGGTATATTTATCTATTTAGAGGCAAAAAAAGACCTCCTCTGTAGAGAAGGTCATTTTGGATGCTCCGTCGCCTGTTAGTCAGTCGGAATCCTGGTCGTCGGTTCCCAGGTATTTGATTTCTATTTCGTCGGGATGAGGGTAACCTGAGTGATAAAACTCATCGGCAAGAGCTTGAGTTATTTCAAGCATTTCCTCCTCATCAACTGAAGAGAACTCTTTTACTCCCTCAACGTATATATCATACTTTTCCATACACCGTAATTATTCTTTACAGGTATCTATATAATTCTTGTTTTCTCATGACCAACACGACATTGTGGATCACACCATATTTCATATCCTGCTTTGATAGCATCCAAACAGAATGATACATCCTCTCCACACATATCCTGAACTTCACCAGAATCAAACACCTGCATCTGAGGTGCAAACCAAGGATAAGTCATTTCTTTATTTTCAAAGACACCATGTTTGATTAGTAACCAACCAAAACCAGTGTAATCAACAGTAAACGGTTTTCTACGTTTTTGAATACCATCAACTGTCTCATGATTCATAACTCCACCATTTTCTTTGAAGTCATCTTCCTCAAGCCAATGAGCAACAGAAGTAGTCTTACCGTCTTCCGTAGCGTACCAACCAGCAGCGATGTCCTTGTCCATGCATACAATGCGATAAAAATTCTCTAGGTTGAAAACTATATCACTATCAATCCAGAGTTGATAATCGTACTTGAGTTTACCGTCCCATGGTAATTGATCTGGTCCTCTTAGAACATTAGCACCTAAGCACTTACAACGTGCAAAGTTTACCATTGAACTGTAATCCTGTGAGATTTGAATGCTCGCACCACTTTGAACCAAATCAAAGCAAAGTTGTACAAATGCCTTCAAAAATATGTAAGAAACGCCACGACCAGGTAGACAAAAGACAATACTCTTACCTTTGATCAATTCTTTTCCTTTTTCTACAGACCACCAGTCTTCTTTCTTTTGGTCTGTGCTAGGTGGGGTGGTTACCACCTTAAATCCTTTAGCCATACTATAATGGGTTGCAATCCAACAATATTATAACAGATTATATAGTCTCTATCAACTTAATGAGTTTTTCCGCAATTTTTTGATGTCCTAAAGCATTAGGATGATTTCCCTTTGCATGGTACTCACCATAGTAATGATCTCCTATGCCATCTTTTTTATGACCTATAATATCTTCATGAATATATGTTATTGGTATATCCTGACATAAAGGTTTCCACCAACCAGTTCCATTTGCCCCATGATAAAACTTTTCTGGTCTACGAATAGCCTCATGAAAATGATCTGCTAAAATAGGTATGAAGGTAATATTGTTTGCCTTACAATAAGAATCAAAAAGAAGAATATTTTTCCACATATTCTCAACACCAAGAATATCATTATAAACAAACCTATAGAACCATTTACCAGCAGAAAACATTCTTTCTCTCAAATCATCTCTACCTGCAATACCCTTGAGTTTTAATTTTCCATGAGTTGATGTAAGTTGTGGTGTAAACCTATGGGGAAAACCCTGTTTATCAAACCACTCCATTCTTGAGTGTACAGTAAACTGCAATACCACAATATCAAAACTATTGTCTTGTAGATGTTCAATAGATTCTCTTACAATCCTATCATTACTATTTCCACAATGAGAAATATTATAGTCTTCAGTTAGAAAATGATTAGAAACTAATTTACTATATCTTTCATTTTCACGATCTTCAAGTTCGTCACCCCAAGTAATTGAGCATCCATGAAACAGTATTTTCATCAAAAAACCTTGACTGAATATTTACTAGAGAACAACCTTGCATCTTCAACACTATTTACCATTGGTTTTCCACGAACATTCAAAGATGTATTCAACAATACAGGAACTCCCGTCTTCTCATACCAGCACTCCAGTATGGGTCTCAGAACGCTCTCAGATGTCTCTGGTACTGTTTGTACTCTAGCAGAGTTATCAACGTGCAGACAGGCAGGAATAAGGTCACTCTGCTTACATTGATAAACATATGACATATGCCTAGAATGCTCAGGCATATCAAACCATTCCTGACAATGCTCTTCTAGTATAGCAGGAGCAAATGGTCTAAACTTCTGACGTTGTTTTATTTGGTTGACTAGATCTTTGGTTGAAATTTGGCGTGGATCCGCCAATAGACTTCTGTTACCAAGAGCACGAGGACCAAACTCAGCACGACCATTTGCAACACCAGCGATTTTATGTTTGAGTAAATGATCGACCACTTCTTCTGGATCCACTGTACCCCTGATGTAATGTCCAAGATAGGGGGTAAACTGAACCCTTTTACCATATGCAAGTAAAGCCGCACCTAAAGCACCTCCAGCGTCACCAGGATTAGGCATAATCCATAGATTGCACCTTTCCCTTAGTTTTGTATTTACAACACAGTTTAGAGCAACTCCACCGCCATAGCAAATATTGTTACTATATGTTTTAGCAATATCAAATATT